CATTTTGTGACGAGTTTGCAGCATCCAACCAATCTTTTGCCATCTTTACAAACCGGAACAGTGGGCCAAGTTTTGACCGAAGGCTATCATTTGCCTCTGCTAACTGCTCGACTGTCTTGAATCCAATGTACTGAAGTTCTCGCACCGCAGAGCCACTAATAGGTGGCCACTCTACAAGTGGTGTCCCGCTTTCAATTGGTTCGTTACCAATAGAAAATGCTTTGTATAGCTCTGGATATTCGTGAATATCTTGTGGTTCTATGCGACGCACAGTTTCGTCACCACCGGGCCATTGAATAGAAATAGAGGGAATTTCATCAAAGATAGGTCGTCCCTCTTTCAATGACTTTTCTTTGTTCTCGTTATAAGCGTTAAAAAACTTTACGTTGGCACCAGCAAAACGCTTTTTCTGCTGTGACTGTCCATTCATAATCGTATTCCAGTCTATCTGCGGCATAATTCTCCTAATAAAAGATTGCCTATGCCATTATGTATACACTAGAAATTAAATATTGGGATCTACGCATTTAGATGCCCCATTTGCCTTGTATCCATGTCTGCATCGTGCCTCTTGTTGTGGCATCATGTGCGCCAGCAAAACAAGAAACATGATAAAGATCCATCGCCATGCGGCGAGCAGTACCAAAACCTTTACCAATCAAAAGTGGTTGAGCCAAAGTATTTGTGTCTAAGGTGTAGGTGCCACTGATTTGACCATCTTGAACATTGTTTGTGTAGGAGGTCGTGGGATTTGTTGCGCTGTTTCCAACTACCCAAGCTAACGTGTACTTGTTATTGGCAACATACGTTGTAGCACCAGTCCCATCATACGATACCTGTGGCGCACCAGTCTTAGCGTATACAGCACTTTTGTACGTGCTTTTAATATAAAACGTATAGCCAGCATTGCCACCTAGTCCCTGATAAGTATCAATGATTGGCCCGTAATCCACCGACAACGTAGGCACCTTCAATGCTACATACCACGTAATGGGATAAGCAAATGGTCCAGTAAATAGCGGTATTTGTAAGAAATCAGTGCTACCATCAAACCTAAGAATATTGAGACCGTTTTGACCCGCTGCAACAATAAGAGGTCTATCAGCAAGAGTAGCTTGAGCGGCATTGCGTGAATTGCCAGACAAATCTCCCCAAGCGGAACAGTTGCCACTACCGTCATTAGTTACGTTTTTATCTCCCTCAAGCCACACCAAAGGACTTAAAGAACTTGGATCAAATGACGCACCCTGCTTGCCAGGACGACAAATTGATATGCCATTGATTCCAATAAACATACTAGTAGAACGCCACAATAGACGTTGCGGTAGTAGCTGCCATAACACGACTAGCAAAAATCGGAATAAGCACACCAGCCGCAGGAATAACGATTGTAACAGCTGAAGCATTGTCCACTCCTTTGACAACTAGGTTTCCAGTACCGCCAACCCACAAAGCTCTACAGCCAGTTAGATCGGTAGAATCAGAAGCAGTCACAGCGGCAACGCTTCGAGCGGAAAATAATGCACTAGGATTAGAGGGTGTAAAATCTGGCATAAATCACCTAATAAAATGGCCGGACTTTCACCGGCCTCGTATTATGATTCCTTAGCAACAACGTATACAAGCCAATCTGTCGATGAGCGTTTAATACAAATGTTACCAGCCGCAGCAGCACATGTTACCGCAGCACCAGCAGTACCACCGTTAAGTGTTCCTAGTGATGAATGCGGGAATACGTTAAGAGCATTTGCCCCATTGTTTTGCACAACCACGATTCCACCAATCTGAACGTCAGGAAGTTTAACTCCTGTCGATGCAGCAGTGGTTCCTACGAGGTTAAGAAACGATGTAAGAGCAAGAGCATCTGCAATTGTTGTGCCAGTAGCAGTAAGACTTCCACTCGATGAGAGTGCAGGAGCCGATGTAATGCTAAAAGTTGACAACACATTTGCTTGCTCTGGAGGAAGTCCCAAACCAATCAAATCTGTAAGAAGTGACATATATTCTCCTTAGAAGCGAGGGAGCTGTACAAGCCTCCCTCTATTACACAACTAGGTTGTGATGATTGACGTGGAAGCAAGCTCTACAGCCTGAGTTGCTGTGGTAGCTGTAAGACCTACTACTCCAATCAACTTAGTCGTAGCAGTGTCATCAGCAGAACCGGCAGTAGCAGTTGTGTAAAGGGTGTTTTTAGCAACATAACTAGTAAGTATGCTGCCTTTAATTCCCTTACCCGTTCCACCACCCTGCTCTCCACCAATCCATACCCAAAGGTATTCGTTGTCAGCAGCAGCTACCTGAGCAGCACCAACCTGGCTAGTTTGAGCAGCAAGAGTCGTTGTGCATTTAGCAGCTTGGCCTTCGGTATCAATATGCACAAAGTCATACTGAGCAATCGCGCCATTTGCTTGAACAAATACAAAAGACCCTTCTGTCGAATGGCCAACGTCTTTGAGCTTGGCAGGAAGAGGAGATGAAACACCATCCCATACCTTCTTGTAATTAACTCCAAATGATCCTGAACCTGACATATTATGTTCCTCCTACAATTAAGCGTAAATAACAGCCTGAAGCGCAGGGGCAGCACAGCAGAGGTTACCCTCTACGATGATCACAGTGAAAAACGCATCCTGGTCAACAGGACGTGCCATCTCTGGAGCAAGCGGCTTGAAATCTGCGCCACGAACTACATCAAACGACCAATACTTGGTGTTGAGAAGTCGGCAACTGTTTGTCTCAAGTACAGAGGATCCGTATCCACCATCGAATACGAAATCACATCCGTCATACTGAAGAACACGGAATCCAGCTACAGCCTTCTTTACAGGAAGCTGAATACGCTGAATTGCTGTCAATGAACTATGGAGGAACTTCCAAGCAGTTCGATCCATAAGTCCAAGGTCAGGTTGCTCATCACCTCTAGTAATCTGACTGATTGCATCCGTGATCTGCTCTTGTACGTTTGCCGCAGTCAACGTTACGTTTACTGCAAGGTTACGTGCAAAAGTGTTTGAAGTACGGTCAATCGTTCCATAAGTACCAGATGAAGGCGAAGTCGAAACTGCCTTCTTGATACCATCAAACTCAAGTCCTCCGCTTCCTGTTCCATCGCCACGAAGCGAGGTAGAAACGGTATTCTTAAGACGAGCGATTGCTGCTTTCATCTTCATTTCAGCAAGGTCAAGAAGCATAGCTTCGTCACGGTTAGCACGACGATCACGCCCTGAGATTGCTACAGGCTCATATACCTGCTTGATAGCGAATCGGAATGCAGTTGCATCATCGATTGAATCAAGGTTGAAAGATGAGAATCCAGAATAGAAACCACCGACAGCCGAATCATTGTACATGACTGGCTTACGAAGCTCATATCCACCGGAGAATTTACGAATTAGACCCTGCTCATCAAGCGAAGCCAAAAGCGGATTATGATGAAGAATCTCATCTGCTATTGAATCGGACTGATCGAACAAGGTCGCTACGATTGCTTCCTCAAGATTTGCCATTTTAGTTATCCCTTATAAATTTCGGGATAACCTCTATGGCCTAGTCTCCACCTGAGAGACGCCGACGCAGATTATCCCGTATGTCTTTTGTTTGTACCCTGGGAGTCCCTGAACCAGCGGAGCCAGATATTGATTTTGACGCAGCCTTGGCCTTTTGGACCGCTGCCTTTTGTTCTTGAATTATGGGCTTAGCAGTCATCTTAGAAACTAGACTGGAATAAGCCGCATTCCCGTTAATGACGTAGTTATAGGCAGTATCAAGGATTTCTTCTGGAGAGCTGTAGCGTCCAGTTCCCGTTAATGCCTGTACTACCGGAGCCATATCAGCCTCAATTTGAGCAGCTGTTTCTGGATCCCGAAATACGGGTTTACTATTCATGAAGGATTCTACGACCTTCTGATTGTAATACTCAACGGCTTTTTGCTCTTGCTGTTGCATCAACGCTTGCATCCGTTGCTCTGCAATCTGTTCGGCATCTGCCCGTGTGAGGTAGTTTTGGGGAGCTTGAGGGGTCTGTGATTGAAAGTTATTAAGTTCCTCTAAAGACAACCCATAAGACTCAAGCCATTCACGGGCAGTCTCTACAGGGTTATTCTGCATAGCTCGATCCCAAGCAATTGACCGCTTAGCTATGTCTCCAAGGCTAATACCTTGTTTTGCATAATCTTCTTCATATTGCTTAATGGTGTCGTATACTGACGATGTGTTTTTGCGTAACTCCTCAACTTCGGCCATTTTACGGCTATAGTCTGACCGAGTTTCATACGCTCGCCGATTCAAATAGGATTGCAAAATATGGGCATTTTCAGCCGTTGGATTGAGGAATGCTTCCTTTTCCTCTTTACGCATATCTGCTGGTGGGAGCAAACCAGGCTTTACCTCTGTCTCAACTGTATTTGGAACGCTGTCACTAACATTTTGATCTTTCTCTTGTGCTTCTGTTTCGGCCTCAATTTCGTTCTCGGCTTGTTTTGGCTGGTCAAATTGTTGTTGCAAAGCATCACGAATACTCAAGCGTTCTTGAGCGGAGCGGTCTGACTGTACTTCTGTAGCGTCAATGTCTTGTGTGTTATCGGCCATATCTTTCCCGTAAATTACGCATCATTTTATCGACTAATTGCTTTTCAGACCGTTGCGTTTCCTTCTCAGGAACATACCCACGGTCGTAAGCATCACCGACTTCTACAGCGCCAGCCGCACGATAGGCGGATCGGAGCTTTGATTTGCTTGTATATATTTCTTTAGGATTAAGCGGATTTCGTGTCGGTGGCATCTCATCTTGAATGAAGAGATCCCGACAAAAGCGTTCTTTTTGAACTTCATCAATCGGAACAACTTTTTGCTGTATAGGACAGTATTGAAACAGTTTGTATTTGCTCATTAGTCATCCATCACCAGGGCTAACAACAGCAGTTTAATGCGCTTGGTGCGCTCTAAACCCTGTACCTCGTCTGGCTTTATGTTTTCATACAACTTTTCACGAAGAATTGCACCTAGCTTTATAACGTCCACCGTGGCCGGTATTACAACATCGGCCTGACGTGCCTTGAGCAATTGAGCGGCGATTTCTTCTTCAAGTAGTTCATCCTCGCGCTTTTTGCGGCGCTTTCGGTAAACATCCAGAATATCACTTGTATCTGGTGTAACAACCTCACCACCGTACTGCTTTGGGTTAAGTAGCAGTAACAGGCTCATGTGGCTTTTATGATGTAATTAACAACCAAGTAAGGAGAGTTTTGACTACCAGAAGTCATTGCAGCGTTACCATCAACGCCACCCGTTACAAGACCTATACGCCCAGAAATAGAGGGAGCTGTATAAGAACCAGCAGAAGTATCTCCTTTTGGAGCTGTAGTCGTAATTTGACCACCCCAAGCACTGTAACCACTAGGAGAATTGCTAACTGCCAAATCAGCACCAGTTCCCATCCCGTGATAATGCGCAGGAACG